TGTCCATCATTGCTAAAAAATATTCCTGTTCCTGCAGTAGCTATTACACCATCTGCATAAGGAAACACACCTAATATATTTGTTACGCTTCCTGTAGGTTTTGTAGCATTGGTAGTACCAAACTTTTGATAACCATTAATTCTTCTATAGCCACCTTCTGTAGAGACTTCAAAGTTTCTTAAGTCTTTTGCAACTCCCGGAGTCTTAAGCAAATCTATAACATTAGATGAACTTACTAAACCTCCGTTTACTGCAACTGTATAGGGTTGACTACTTGCCATTTATCCTTCTAATGTTTCTATTCTAGTTTTTAAATCTTCTATTATTGTTTGTTGTTCTTGTATAGCTTTAATTAGTATAGGTGTTAATTTTAAATAATCTAAACTATAATCAGATTCTTTTTCATCATCATTAGGTTTATGTTGTAATAGTTGTACGCTATTTTTATCTACACCAACTTCTTCTAAAGATTGCTCTAAGTCTTGTGCAATAAGACCATACATTTTATCTCTTTTAAAATTTCTATCAGATGGTAAAGAGTTTGCGTTGGTAGAAATAGTACCTACACTTGAACCATTGTAGTTAAACTGCATTATTACGCCATTAACTGTTTTTCTATTTAATATTTGGCAAATTTCATTACTAACCGACCATGTGGAAAAAGCTGCTGGTCTTATAACTACACCCTCATTACTAGCACCAGAACTTTCGTGTGTATTAGTTGCTGTTGTTCCAACCATTAAGAGTCCGTTACTATCAATACGCATTGCTTCACCAGAGGTATTTACAGTAGAAAAATTCATATATCCTGCATTTCTGTTAAAACCTATGTAACCTAAATCATTATCTGTAGCATCGCCAAATCTAACTCTAGCATCTGAATTAGTTCCAGCTTCTAGTCTTAATTCACAATCTCCACTTGCTTTTGCATGAAGTATTGTTGCAGGACTAGTCGTTCCAATTCCAACATTGCCACCATCTAACTTCATTTCAACACTAGAAAAATTATCTGTAGAGAAGTTAATAGCTCTACCACCACCTGCTGTACCTATGTTAAAGTCTTGACCATCTGAACCTGTGATAATATCATCAGCTGCACCACCAACACCAAACTTAGCTAATGGTGTGGCAGTATCTCCCATAATAATTTCATTCTTGTCACCAACAGCATTAGTGTTTAATTTCAGAGTAAAGTCTCCACCTGTATTATCAAATAAAACTTCTGAGCCTACTACATGAAGTTTTGAACTTGGAGTTACTCCAATTCCAACATTCTCACTACTGTCAATAGTTATAGCTGTAGCATTACTTCCATCTACTATTCCGGGGGTACTTGATAATTCTACTGGTATCTTGGTTGTCATCTATATCTCCTAAAAATATGTCCTATCATCTGTCATGTACTTAGGCGATGGATTCATTAGATTTGATTTCATGTATCTCATTGCTTTCTTATAATCATCTAATGCAAAAGCTGCCTGTTGTGGACTTTCTTTAAACTGCCATACATAGTATCTAGTCCTTGCAGTTACAACATTACTGTATTGTTCTGGTAATGTCATTGTATCTCCATGTGCATCTAAAGCTGTTGGCTTTGTAAATGCATAAAAGTGTACATTATAAACTTTGTCTGGTATTGGACTTAATCCAAACTTTCTACTGTCTGGAGATTTAATTACAAAAGCAGGTTCTGCATGAGTTGAGTTTGCATCATCTGCATTCTCACTATCTCTGTAATATCTTCTCCAATCAGCTAGTGTTAAAAATTTTAATCCTTTAGAAACGAAAGGGCTAGACTCACCACTTACATTTATTGTTGTTATATAAAAATCATCCCAATCTATAGAAGCAAAGTCTGTAGTAATACTAGAACTACCATCTTTTAAAGTATAAAATCTTTGTCCTGCTACAGTTGCTACTGTTGTATTACCATAGAAAGGGTCTGTACTACCACTTACACCTGCACTAAAAAAAGGTAATTGTGGTTCTTGATTAGCTATATCAAATATAGATTTATTAATTGCATCCTTTACAAACTTTTGTAAACCTATTGCAGTTGCAAAGTTTGCAGAAGTTAAAGGTATTTCATTTAGTTCTCTAAGAACTTCATTAGTTAAATCTAAATATGTTGTAGCCATTATTTTTTACCTTTAGCTTTTTTCTGTGCTGTTTTACTCAAGTCTTTAAAATGATAAAGTCTTACACTTGTTTTAGTGTGAGTTTTATTAGAGTGTACTTGTCCATTAGGCATTTTATGCATATTGCCTTTAAACTCAGTACCATCTCTTTTATAATGTTTTACGCCTTTGCCCATTATTAATTAGGTTTAGCCATAGGTATATTATCCATAACTGGACCACCTTCCATGTATTGAATTCTATTCATACCACCTTTTTGCATTGGTTTTTTCTTCATACTCATACCACCATAAGCCATTGGCTCTCTTCTTGCTAAAGCATTACCATCTTTTTTCATCTTGCCACCACCCATCATTTTTTTCTTTGAATGATTCATAATTTTTTCTCCTTAAAATAAAGTGGAGGAGTCCTAAGACTCCCCCGAATTGATATTAGTCAATACCATAGAATGCACTTACTAGAGCTTCTTCTCTAAGTACTTTCGCACCATAGACATGAAGACCTCTAACTATGTCACCAAACGATGTTGGGTCTCTCATCACTTCTGTTGAGAGGATAGTATTAGCAGTTGCAGTTGAGGAAATATGACCAGCTAAACATTTACCAGCAGCATTAGATGTTGCAGCAATATTGTTTGACTTGTACATATCAAATCCTCTTAGTTTTCCACTTGAAACTAAACCATTTCTAATTGAACCTTGACCTGCGTTGAAGTCTACAGATAACAATTTAGAAGATGATTGACCTAAAACCTCGTAGAAGTCAGGACTTCCAACAAACCATCTACCTTCTTCAGGTACATTTTGTTCATCTAAAAGTCTAGCCATTCTAGCCATAAGGTCTAGAGGGTCAGTTTCAGACCCACCACTTCCTAAGTCAGCAGCTCCAGAGCCATCAAAGACTCCTGCTCCTAAATCAGTTGCACTATCAGCACCTAAAATATGATTAGGTGATGAAGCTGAACATCCAGCAAACATAGTTGCAATTACAGCAGCATCATATGAATCTTTCAATGCATATGCAGCAGAGCTTGAAGCAACCTCTTTGAAGTTGACATGTGACATATTAGTTTCAATATCATCTACGATGAATTTGAAAGCTTTAGCACTATCAACAACCAAAGATATTTCTTGGTCTGTTAGTCTAGTTTCAGTTGTATCAGTATTTCTTGTGTAATCAGACACAGAAATAACTGGTTCTTTAATAATCTTTACAGAGTCTCCGAAAGAGGATATCTCACCGGCATAGTCGGTGTTTGTGATAGCTTCTACTACCGAGGCTTTTCTAAAGAAGTTTAAAACCTTTTTAGAGAAAATCGAAGGTAGAAAGAAACTATTAGTTTGTCCACTTACGGAGTTTGCAAAGTTAGCATCGGTATCGGTTGAGGGTTCAAAAAATTGAGCCATGATACTTTCTCCTTTAAGTTATAGTTTATTTAATGATTCTGCCCTCTTGCATAGCATCTGATATTTCCTGTTCGTATTTATCAAACTCTGCCATACTAAGTGCAGCAATCTCCCTTTCTGACCATACTTTCTCCTGCTTTGGTTCAACAGTTGTTGTTTTAGTTGAAACCATATCTGCAGCAGATTTTCTGGTCTGTTTAGAAGATGACTTAGTCTCTTTAGGTAAATCTATACCAAAGTCTTTTTTAAATAAATCTAAAGCACGGGAAGCTAAATCGGCATCATCAGCATTTGAGTATATCCAATCTTGAATAGACTTAGGCTGTTCTTTTGCCCATGTATGAAAGTCATCGCTGTTTCTAATATCTTCAAAATCAGGATGTCTTTCTACTAACCTTTTTTCTGCATCTTGTCGTATTAATTGTTGTTCTCTTTCTTGGAGTTTACTAAGGCGTTCTTCTAGAACTTTTGCTTTAGATTCGCTTTGTAGATGAGCAACAGTTTCTACTACTTCATACACATCAGGATAATCATTCTTAAACTTTTCAAGTTCTTCTTCAGACTTTGGAGCTTTATATTCAGGTTGTTTAACTTGATTTAATAACTCTTCTTCTCTGGATTTAAACTCATTAAGTTTACTATCATAATGTTTTTTTAAATCATCATATCTTTTTTTATAGTCTGGTTTCTTATAAGGTGTATCCTTCTTAGTTTCCAGTTCTTCAGTATTAACACTTCCTTCAGGTTCTACTTCAGTAATGTCATCACTTTTAAAAAGTTTATTTTTTGGTTCTTCAAAAAACATACTATCTGATGATACAAAAGGTTTATCTTCTCCTTTGTGCCAAGGTTTATTTGCGTTATAAGGATTTGGCGTTTCCTCTTTTTGGACTTTATTAGTCATTTTCTATTCTCCTAATCAGGGCTTCGTTTAACAAGGTAGCTGCGATGTCGACTTGCAGGGCTTGTCTTGTAAAGGTCGCCTTTCGGTTTTATTTTGATAGAGTGCCTACGCTAATAGGGTAGCTCTATCGCTTGTTAGCTACGGACATATCTGGATTGTGTATTGGGGTCCATCATATTCTCTCTAACTTTATCTCTAACAGTAGTATCTTCTTCAGGTATATAAGTACCTTCATTCATTACTTGCTGCCGGTTAATGTTAGATTGGATTTCTTCCTCTCCACTATCCATTTCGCCACCATTAGCTACTTGTTGTCTTTTGTCTGCATTAGCTTCAGCATCTTTCATCATACGCATCAATTCATCAGCTCCGATTTCTTCTGTAGCCTTTGCAGTAAAGACAAATTCTCCATCCGATAACCTTGCAGGTATCGAATCAGAGACTCCTGTGCCCGGTCCATCAACAGGACCAGACCCAGCAAATTCTGAAGCAACTTCTAATACTTTATCAAACAGCATTGATAGTTGCTCATCTTGTTCTAATTTTGACATAAGCATATCTTCTTCTTCTTCACTTAATGCTTCATCAACTATAAAATCTAAATAGTTATCTTCCATCTCTTCATCTGGCATCATCTCAGGTTCACCCATAGCCATCATCATTTGGTCATCTAAAGACCCACCTTCTTGAAAAACTCCTCTGCCTTTTAATATATCAGCTTGAGTTATCTTGCCATCTTTGTTTAAGTCTGGAAATTCTTTTGCCATTATTTCTCCTTTGCTCTTCCTATGTTAATAGCAAACCAATCAATAACTTTATAAGCTTTACCTACTAAGTTATCATCAAGGGGTGTAGGTGTTAATGCAGCAATCATTGAACATATTGAAATTATCCAAGGTACTACTCCTACTATTTTCATAATTGTATCTAATAAATCTAACATACTATTTCTCCTCTATCCTATTTATTGCTTCTTTAATTTGTTCCGGTAACTGCTCTAGGAGTCCCACTAAACGAAGTCTCCCCTGCAGCCGGTACATTTCCTGTTCCGATGTTGCCACCACCATTGCCTGTAGGTCCAACATCTTGAGGTTGTTGAGGTGTTCCTTGAAGTCCTCCCATTGGGGGCTGTTGACCATCGGGTTCAATCTCTTCGCCATTTGTTTGTCCAGCATTTTGCATTCCTATTATTTGTGCCATAATAGCTGCTTCTTCAGGGTCATTAAGTATTTCCTCTGGGTCTAAGTCTAAGCTATAAGCAAGTTCACTAACGAGTTTAGAAATCTTAACGAATGGAGCAATAGCAGGACTTTGTGCAGTTTGTAAGAACATTGTCAATCTTTGACTTCTTACTTCTTTTTGCATCAAGCTATTTGTTCCAGTAGCCTTAACTTCTAAATCACCTTTTACATCAAGCTCATCTTCTAAGAACTGCATGTTCCATTGAAAGTATGATTCGCCTAATGGTTTTAATAAAAAGTCATCAAGATTTTTAACAACTGTTTTTATATTTAAACTAGATGCTCCAAGTAACATTGACATACCAGAAGCAGTCCTTGTCATACTTTGAACACCTGTTTGCCCATGTGAGTAACTCGGTATACCTGTTTGTTCATCTGCAAGTTGTCTAAACTTGTCAAACATCATCAAGTTTTCTTGTGATGTATTAGGAAACTTTAATCCATGTATTGCTTGTCCAGGCATTCCTGCTTGTCTTCTAAATATTTTACCCGGATATATCTCCATTGATTGTCCACCAACTAAAGCAGACTCATCAACATCAAATACTAAAGAACCTGACATTGCTAAATTATCAATAGCCATTCTTGCATGACCATTCATAATTTGTTGACTGTCATCCATATTTTCTGCTATTCCTATACCATAAAAGTTATATGGATTTCTTTCATATGGAAAAGCATGATATGGTAATCTGTATGGAGTAAACGGATTAATTACTGCTCTTAGTAATTTAGTTCCACAGACCCATGCATTAATTTGTACTTCATCTAAATCATCTATGGAGTCATCAAGTTCAATACCAACTTGTCTTGCATACTCTGCATCCATAATGCCCCAGTATTCAATAACTTCAAAATTATTATT